GTTCGTTCAATAATGCTTCACGATGTTGTTTTGTTAATTCCATAATTTCTAAATTTTTATTGATACAAATATACTTCAAAACACAACTTAAAAACAAACTTTTTCGACGAACTGCATTTATAATCGATAAACTACGCTATTAAGTGAATAAAACAGTAATTTAATGTGTAAAAGTATTACAATTTTGTAAGTTAAAAATAATTGTTATATTTGTGGTTAAAATGGTTTATAGTGGGAAAAAATAAATACATAGAAAGCCCTCAAAAGATGTGGGAGTTATTTACTCTTTATAAAAAAGAAGTGAAAAGCAATCCTATTATAGTTAAAGACTGGGTTGGTAAGGATGCTACTGATGTGTATAGAGAAAAGGAAAAACCGCTTACAATGGTTGGGTTTGAATGTTTTGTTTGTGATAATACTGATATTACTTATCCTGACTTAACTAATTATTTTGATGAAAAGTTAGAAACATTTAAAGATTTTATCCCCATCGCATCACGCATAAGAGCCGAAATTAAGAACGACCAAATCAATGGAGGTATGACAATGATATACTCTCAAAACTTAACAGCAAGGCTAAACGGCTTGGTTGATAAAAAAGAAACAGAAGTTAAAGGGGGTTTAAATATACCAAATTTACCTGATATTGGAAACCGATAAAAACAAAGTAGCAGTAGGAGTATAAACTGTTTTAAATATTATAGATGAACCCAAATAGCTTTGTTTTTTTAATAAATGGAAACCAATAACAAATACAAATATTCAAAAGCATATTTCAAAATCCTTAACTTAATAGTTTCAAATCCTAAGGAAACAGTCTTTGTTATACGAGGTGGTCAAGGAGCTGGAAAAACAATATCAATACTTGAGTTAATTATTCAATCTCTTTTAAATACAACCAAAGAGGCTTCTGTTTTGTCTTCGGAACTTGCAAAGATGAAGCGGACAGTTATTCGTGACTATAAAAAGATTTGCAAAGACTGGGGGGTAATCAATAATGAAAGCGACTTTAATAAATCAGAAAGCAAACACGAATATCATAATGATAGTTACTTGGACTTTCTTGGTGCGGACGTTAATGACGTTGGAAAAGGATTTAGACGTGATATTCTTTACATTAACGAAGCGGATAAATTAGATATTGATACTGCTGTACAATTTATTTCACGTGCTAAATTAACTATAATTGATTACAACCCTGATAGTTTGTTTTGGGGTGACGATTACATAAACGAAAACAATTTTATTACATTAACCTTTGAGGATAACGAATATTTATCACAAAGCGAAGTTGATAGTATTTTAGATTATAAGATAAAAGGTTTTTACAATCCTGATTTGCCTTTTGAATTGTTGTTTAAAGACGATAATATTAAAAATAGTTATTGGGCAAACAAATGGCGAGTTTATGGTTTAGGTTTAGTTGGTTCTTTGGACGGTGTTGTTTTTGAGAATTGGAAAACAATTGACACAATACCAAACGAAGCGAGGTTAATTGGTTATGGTTTAGACTTTGGATACACTAACGACCCGACTAGTATAGTTGAAGTTTATAAATACAATGACTTACGAATACTTAATGAAATCTGCTATAACAAAGGATTGAGCAATAGTCAAATATCTAAATACATTAATACAAAATTGCCAGTGTACTGTGATAGTGCAGAACCAAAAAGCATTGACGAATTAAAAAAACATAATATTAATGCTTTGCCAGTTACAAAAGGTCAAGATAGTATTAATTATGGTATTCAAACAATGCAACGAGAAAATTATTTGGTTACTAAAAAATCAATTAACCTTATCAATGAGCTTCAAAAATACACTTGGGCAAAAGATAAGAAGACAGGTCAAAAATTAAACAAACCAATTGAAAACTTTAACCACGCTATTGATGCAGTCCGTTATCACGAAATGGAAACCGTTGGCGGATTAACTAAAACCTTCAAAACAAAAGCCTATGTTCGAGCTAGATAAAATAACTTTAAACGAATACATTGCTTTGCCAAACAAAATAGCTTACGACACTCTTTTGGAATGCGCTGGCAAGTCAAATACTTTTAACAAAAAAACAATCAATATTTTAGAACTTTCGTATACTAATGTTAAATATTGTTTATCTTTGTTGCATAAGATAAAATCATTTGACGATTTGTTTTTGGTTTACGAGGTTCTTTTTGATTGTGATAGGAAAAGTTTTTTTAACTCTGATATAGTTTCGTTTTACAAGTCAAGAAATTATATATTAGAAACGTTCAAAAACATTCAAGAAAACGAAAGTAAGTTAGCAAGTTCAACAAAAACGGATGCAAGAAAGTGGCAAATGGCTGGAGGAAAAAGATTAGAGCCTTTTAACGATACTTTGCCATTAGACCAATTGGCACAAAGGTACGGAGGTTCGCCTCTTGATTGGGGTAGGAAGCCATACAGCGAAGTGTTTTATCTTGTAGCAATGACAATAACCTCAAACGATGTTAATAATAATTATAATACAATGAAGTAATGACTGATATAGTTAGAATACTTGAAAAATATTGTACTGACAAAGGATATATTTTCCATTACGGAAGGCAACACGTATTGAATTTAATTGACACTGGTTCGGCTTTTTCGGGTGATGCTAATGATATTTATATGTTGTTGGAATATCGAAAAGGAAGACCATTAAAAAAAGGTTTGGTTGCTAATGGAATGAAATACGAGGGGTTGTTTTACCTTTGCAAACAAAGTGATTTAGACCAAAATTTCAAAGGAGAAGTCGGGGAAGATGCAACATCAAAATACACTGTAAACATTGAGCCGTTAATAACATTGCTTAATGGAATTGATACTTATTTTGCTTGTTCATTGATTGAATATACAACATTAGAGTTTGACGATGTGACGGACTTTCTTGACGGAAATATGGACGGAGTTATGGTTAAGTTTAGTGCAACAGTTCCTAATAGTTTTAGTTATGATACTGCAAGTAGCTGAGATATTGAAAGAAGAATTTGAACTACTCAAAGCTGACTTGATAAAAAGACACAATGAGTTAGGGATGAAAGCTTCGGGTGAGTGGGAGCGAAGTTTAGAAGTTACTGCAACTTCAAACAAGGCTGTATTAACTGGGTTAAAGTATTCTGAGCAATTGGAATTTGGGAGACGTGCTGGAAAACAACCACCAAGTAAAGCGATTGAGCAGTGGATTAAAGACAAAGGTATTCAATCTAAAATATCAGTTACTAGCTTAGCTTTTTTGATTGCTAGAAAAATAGCAAGAGAAGGTTGGAAAAGAGAAAGGTTTGGAGGGGTTGAATTGATTAGCCAAGTAGTAACGCCTCAAAGAATACAATCTATTATTGACAAAGTTTCGGGGAGTTATATTCCTATAATTGAAAAAGAAATAAAACTAATGTATCAAGAAGTATGATAATATTTACACAAAATATTTCAGAAAGCAACAACCTAATGGCATATAATAATAATGTCGTTAGGTTTTTTAGCGATAGTTCGCAAACGGTTTTAAACTGCACTATAACCATTGGTAGTTTAGTAGCTTTGATTTATCCGCTACCTAACGGACGTTTTTATTTTAACTTTAAAGACTACATAACAGCGCAAATAAATACCAATAATTTTTTTGACGATACAAATCCAGTTCTTAATACTTCGGACATTAATACATTTGTTTACGAAGGTAAAAGCTTTTTAAACTTAAACGTTCAATTTACAATCAACTTCGTAAACGAAACAAACGAAAGCACAACTAAAAGTTTAAAATGGTTGGTTGGGGTTGAACAGTTAGAAACATACAAAAAGAATGAAACGCAACAAGGAGAAAATATAGTTTTACTTCCATTGGTTCCAAAAACAGCAAATAGTTATTATGCTAAGTATTCAGATGGTTTTCCTTTTGACGTTTCTTTTTTAAGTGGAAACAACATCGAGCTGACAAATACAAACAACTTAACTTCAATTACATTCCCAAGAGTAGCACAACATACTAGAGTATTCTTTTGTGATGGTGATGATACGGAAACAATATCCGATTTAATTACAATAGCTTCGGGGATGAATGTATTGAGTTTTGAGGATAAGTTTATTCGATTAGAAAGTGACCAACATTGCGAAGGTGTTTACTTTAAATGGTTAAATAATTACGGAGGGTACAGCTATTGGTTATTTCCTAAGTTTGACCAAAGAACAAAATCGATTAGAAATGTTGGAGAAATTAATACTAATTTTGAAAATGTAAGCGATACCTTTAGCCAAACTGCACAGTTAGGAAATACAGCAACTAACCGATTATTGGTAAGCAGTGACAAACTTAACGAGGAGCAATTTAATTTATTAGTGACAATACTAACTTCACCAAAGGTTTTCTTGTTCACTGGTGAGCGTTTTTCAAGAGCTTCTTTTAACGATTGGATGGAGGTAAGAATAGCAACATCAAACCAATTAACAAGACGATACAAAGGGCAATCAAA